CCCGCTTACGTGTTTCATTGTACAATCCTGTTATATCTCGGTTTATGTGTTCTAATCAGATATACCTCAAGAGTACGCGCTTGTTGAGGTGTGAGCTGATACATCATTAGAATTTCATCTGTATCATGCATCTCAGCTTGATGTAATGCATGGTGCTTAGAGTCTACTACACGCTGTAGACCTCGATGTGACGAGCCGACATACAGCCATTCATTACCACGCTTCCATGCATACACGACAGGAGTTTTATATGTCCTGAAGTCCTTTCCTGTAATCGTGTGCGTGTGATTGAATGGTACGACAATTGGTTCAATCCTCATGATTCGTATCCACAATTACACTCCAGTCCGTCATATACGCCGCAGTCCGCCGCGTGTTCAGTTTGATGCTCGTCAGGCTCGTATACTTCGATTACATCTTCCTCTACAGGCTGTTGATTACGCTTCTTTCCATCTATAATCTGCTGTTCAATGATTTTCTCCATCTCATCCCATGTAACTCCAAGACCAGTCTGACACAATTCACATGAAGGTCTAGGTTCACGTGTAGACAGCTCTTTACTCACGATGAATGTATCCTCGCACTTCCAGCACACAATACGCTTTCCGACGATTACATGCGCGAGTCCCAGGTGTACAAAGAACGAGCAGCCATCAAGTACGCATCTCCAAGTGCGACCATCAATCAACATCAACTTATGTGGATGCTTTGCCATCGAAATTCTCCTTTACCATCCAAATGATAATTCCATTAGTGGTACCCCTGCCCTGATGTTTACGTGCGTATTTGCTCAGTTTCAGGTGACAGTCCGCACATACGTAAATGGTGTCACGCCATCTCGTAAGGTCTTCAATCTTATTGCATATTTTACATTCATCTGTAATCATATAGTCTCCTCGTATATGAGACAACCTCGTCCGACCGGAACATGCTGAGAGGCAAGGGGTTAGTGTTGTGTGTGTGTGGGTGCGTGTGTGGTATGCCCCTAGCCTAGCACACTTGGACCCGGAAGTCAAGAGGTCGCCCGAAATTACTTGTTTTTTGAGGTTGTAAAAAAAAAAAAAAAAAAAAAATAAAAAGAAAACAAAACCAAAATCATTTAATCTTCGGGCAAGCGACCGAGCGCGAGGACGGGATACTGGGCGGGTAGGGTGGTAACACACACATATATACCCACACACTATAGACACACTCCAAAACTGATTACATGATGACAACGCGCACAGGAAGATTATGTACGCGAAGCGTAGCGTAGCGTAGCGAAGTATGATGTAAGCAGGTAATTAGGGCGTGTGCCCTAACACGCACAGGAACGCGCACAGGAACATGTTATTTCGCGCAAGCGAAAACATCCTGTAAGGCGCACAGGTAGGGTCCGAGGGGCAGGCGGCGAAAGACGCGGGGTGGCTGTCCCCCGCGTCCTGGCCTTACAGCTTGGTAGGACCGTCCGCCGAGTAGCGGATAACTATCTCGTTGAACGTCTTACGAACAGGTGTGAGCCGAGCGTTGTAGCCGTAGTCCAGCACTACGTTGTTGAGGATGGTTCGCGCTGCTCGCAGAGTGCTGACAGTGATTGACTGAGGCTTGCCGCTCGCGTCCTGTGGAGTCTTGCCACGCTACCTTGTAACCCGTTGTCTTTGTCATGGTAGCCTGTCCTTTCGGATTGTCAGGTGAGAGAATGTAGGGCAGTCGTATTGACCTGCCCTACGTGTTGAGAACTACTCGGCCCACTCCACGCCGAGCATCTGTGACGCGGCAGCCTTTGCCTGTTCGTCAGTATACCGGCGAGAACCGTCCGGCAACTTGGCAGTCTGCAACGTCTTGAACATGTCGCGCAGTCCGACCTGAGGGTCATTCTCCGCAGTGCGCTTCACATACGGATTGATTCCACCGTTCGGATTGGCCTCTGTCCACGCCTTTGCAGCGTTGTCCAGCGCAGTCGCCAAAGCCTTTTGACGCGCGTTGTTCTGGCGTTCGGTATTGCGAACCTTGACCTGTTCGTCAATCGTCAGTTCATCCTTTGCCGCCACAAGTTCAGCACCGTCCGCGTAGATGCTCCACTTGTAGTCATACGGCAAGGGCGGGTCAATCTTGTTGCCGAATGCTGTAGACGCAACGCTGGAACCCGACTTGTCAATCATACTGTCCACTACCTGTTCTCTGTCGGATACCGCCGACAGTCGGCCTTACCTCTCACGTCTGGTAGCGGGAGCTTACTGCGCTCGACCGCTGAACTTGGCCTATCCTTTGGGGCTTTGCGCTTGCGCGCTAGGCGTTAGTCAGAATCGGCATACACATAGTCTCAAATCCGGGGGAGCGTGTCAACAAGTATTTGCAGGTGCGCTCCACTTTCTTTCGAGCCGTCCGACCTGCCTGTCTGCCCTACGTGCGGCGCTTACATGTAATGGAATTTCGGCTCATACTTCGCTCGAAAAGTCAAGGCCCGATTTTATTTTTTTTTTTTCTTGACATTCCACAAACGAGGACGGGGGGTATACCCATGCGCGAGTGGGACTCCCACACATACTCGGGGCGGCTTGATTGCAATCACAACTGTCGGGATACATTTATCCACATAATATAAACATAATGTAAGTATATAATCTGGTCCCATCTACACATAAGGAGGTGTTTTTTTCTGCCCGGAAACTACTGAAAATAAAGGACTTCCGGCACTCGTCGATTTGACATACACGTAAAAATAGTGTAGTCTACCCCCGGCAGTCGGCCTCTGCCCATCACTTGTTTTGATTGGTCCTGTAATACAACACGCACTCAACTAGTAGTGGAATTAGTGTTGGAGCTATAGCCATGCCCATAGGGATATTGACTGATGCGGAGTTAGAAGAAGAACTCCGTAATGGGTCAGGTAAGAGAAAAGAGTCTCATAAACCTGTAGTACAGGCGGAGATTGTAGAGAAAGTTCCTCTCGGTCGTGGCATAGATACACCAAATGTACCAGATAGTTTACGTCAGTTAATTGGAGAAGAAGCCCTACTTAATGGTAGACAGTCTGCACTACAATTTGCACGCGACTTTGGCGTGTCTCCTTCTTCAGTAAGTGCGTATGCGAAGGGCGCTACTTCAACTACCACTTACAATACTCCAAGTAAGTCAATCATAGGTCATATCAACAAAGCGAGAGAACGCGCTGTAAGACGCGCTAGTAAGACTCTTAATCAAGCTCTCGGCGCAATCACCCAAGAGAAGTTAGATTATGCAGATGCCTCAGATTTATCAGGCATCGCTAAGGATATGTCTGTCATCATAAAGAATCTTGAGCCTCAAAAGGAAGTTGCTGACAGCTCTGCTGACAAGCAACCCCAGTTTGTCATATATGCTCCACAATTCAAGAAGGAAGAAAACTTCGAGGTAATTAACATACAGGAGTAAAACATGGCTGAAGAAGTAGTTGTTACCATTCCAGAAGTACAACTTCCTTTACCAGGATTTCATCGTGATGCATTCAATCCTGTATTGTTCAATGAAGTATCTCCATATGCAGGGACTACAATTGAACAGGATGATTTGATTAACCAAGTACTTGCACTTGCATCTTCTGATTCAAGATTTGCTCAGAAGGCATTAGCTGCAATCAAGCTAATCCTTGCAGGTGGAATAGTTGGTGCGGTTCCTGTACTGAATACTCTTGAACCAGCTACCAGTCCCAACAACAATGCAAATCTAAAGATTAAATGTAAGGGCGCGTCATTTGATGCCACATGTGTAATCTACATGAATGGCAATCCAATGCCTACCACATTTGTCTCACCCACAGAAATAACTACCAACGTAAATCTAGTTGGTATGGCTCCCCAAACAATTAACGTAGCAGTCGTATCTGGTGCAGGTGTCGTATCACAAACCAGAACATTTACTGTGACTGCTGCACCTCCACCTCCTCCAGAAGAAGATGAAGGGAATGAAGGATAATGCCTGTCCAACTTCTCTCTGTTGGCTACCCATATACATTACAGACTAACGTAGTGTATGCTGCTCCAATCAATAAGACTACAATCTTTTGTGGTGATAGTAGTCCTGCATTGGAACAGTCAAACATTGCAGACTTTTCCGTCAAGTCTCCCATTACATTAACAGGTGGACTTGGTACAGTTGCGGGAGCTTTTATCCGTGCAACTACAGGCACTCCATTGGTCGTGTTCAGTCGAGATTAAATATGAGAATCTTTCTTGTAATGCTTCTCGCAATATCTCTGAGTGCCTGTGAAGATACTGTAATAAATGTACCACCTGCACCAACTGCACCTACTCCGACAGAGACAGTCACTACACAGAGAGTAGACTTTAGAGTCTTTGGTAACGCAACGTCAGCGCGTATCAGATATAGTAATGCAGCAGATGGATTGACTCAAGTTGTCTCAGGTCTTCCATACAATGCGTCATTCACTACGACTGATACGGTAATTTTCTTGTCACTAGAAGTTACCCCAACTGCATATCCATTCAGTGTGACATTCCCATTTCTGTCAGCACAGATATATGTGAATGGTCAACTGTTTCGAGAAGCGTCATCAAGTGAATTTCTTTTTAACACGCTCTCAGTAACAGGGACTTGGAGAAAGTAAATGGCTCTTGGTCAAGCTGTTGGCGGCGCATTTGGAATGGGCGGTGGACAAAGAAGCCAAACGATGATGCGTGCGCGTCCTCAAATGTCTACAGGTGGTGGCTTCATGCAACAGCCCAAGATGGGTGGTATGTTTGGGCGCATGATGCAGAAGAATCCACAGATGCAGTTTCAGCAACAGCAGAATCAATTAAAGCAACAGAATCCTCAGGGGTATCAAGATTGGATGATGCGTCGTCCGCCTGTAGGATTTGCTCCATTACAGGGTGAAGCAAAGGATAGATGGAATCAATCCTATCGTGACTGGCAATCACAGATGCCACAGTTAAATCAACAGCCAGGAATAGGTCCAAATCCACAAGGTAATGCATGGGGGCGTATCATTGGTGGAATCTTTGGACGTGGTGGAAATACAGGCATTGCAGGGGGATATCCTGGTACGCCTCCATATTTCCCACCTAATCAAGCCCCACAATCTGATGGTGGTGTATTACGTCCCCAAGTACAAGGTCCAAATGGTGAGGCACCATCACAACAGAAAGGTGGATTTGATTCACTGAGACAACTGTTGGAACAATTTAGTCAAGGTCGTCAGGGAGGTGCAATGACGCAGGGTGGGCCAGCTAATGACCCACGTTGGACAAATGGTACATGGGGTACTGGACCTGCAAGACAACAGAGAGCAATTGCACCACAGTTGAGTATGATGCCGCAAATGATGCGCCGTCAGCCTCAGCCCCAAATGATGGAAGAAGAAGAAATGTACTAACATGACACTAGAAGACCAAACTAGAAAGATATTAAATGAATGGAAACCGGAACCAAAACAGGAGCTATTCCTGTCTATCCCTACGTCAGTGAAAGAGGCTTTTTATGGCGGAGGAGCAGGCTCAGGAAAATCCGATGTTCTTTTGTTGTACGGAATTGTTCATAGATGGCACGAGCATCCTAAGTTTAAGCAAGTATTCATGCGCAGAACATATCCAGAGCTGCGTAACGAAATTATTCCAAGAAGTCGTGAACTCTATAGAAAGTTCGGAGCTACTCTCAACAAAACTGAAATGTGTTGGACATTCCCCCGTACAGACCAGTACGGAGGTACGGGTGGAACTAATGAGGGTGCAATGATTTTTCTTGGTCATTGCGAGAATGAAGATGACGTACACCAATATGACACGATGCAAATCTGTCTCTATAGTCCAGACGAGCTTACTTCAATTACTGAATGGATTTATACATACATCACCTTCCAGAGAAATCGCGCTCCAAAAGACTCTGGATTGCCATCTATTACTCGCGCTGCTGGAATGCCCGGAGGAATTGGTCATACGTGGACCTATAAACGGTTTATTAAACCGTGGCCTAAAGGCGGAAAGATAATCGTCGGAAAAGGTGGAAACAAGAGGATTTACATCCATTCTACACTAGAAGATAACAAGCACATTGACCCTACGTATCGTCAATCTCTGCAAGGTATTACGATTGAGGCAGAGCGTAAAGCCAAGCTGTTAGGCGATTGGGATGCATATCAAGGTCAGGTGTTTGATGAATTTCGTGATAGGAAGTTTCAGGATGAACCAGAGAATGCACTTCATGTAATTGAACCATTTGAAATTCCTGCATGGTGGCCGCGTATAGTCGTAGGTGATTGGGGATTCACTGCGATGACGTGGATTGGATACGCAGCTATTAGTCCTAGTCGGCGCGTGTACATTTACCGTGAGCAATATTGGGTAAAGACGAAAATTGCAGAGTGGGCACCACATGTCAAACTTTACATTGATAAAGAATACCCAAGGCTTATACGATTCTGTAAGAGTGCAGGTCAGGAAAGAGGACAGGAACATACCATTCAACAACAGATTGAGGAGGAACTTGGGCAGTCTATTGAACTTTCCCAAAACTCTCCGGGT